AGATAGCCCGTAATACTTTTGATTAAATTCTTCCTGTAGTTTATCTCTTTCTTCACCTCTTTGCATACCCCACCATGTTTTATACTCTTGTCTCATAGTATCATGGTTTTCTTTGATATCCAAATCTACAGAGCTGTTACCAAACTTTGCTCCGAAAGGTGCAGAGAAAACAGCAGTACCATCTTTTACAGGTACTTTTCCCTCTTCTTCGAGAAAAAGATTTAAGTCTAGTTTTTCTTCTTCGTTCATTCTGTCCTCTTTAATTGTTCTCTAAGAGCAGGGTTTAGGAAAAACTCCCATGCTTGTGTTCCTGTTTTTTTCTGTAATTCTTGTATACATATACTGAATGCATCTTCACCAAGATCGCCTGTAGCATTAGGAAGAAATTCGTCACACCATTGTTTAGCACCCCATTGTATTGCATTCTTTTCAAATCCAGCAGCTACATTTGTTCGCCGTCTTAGTTCATTTCTAAATTTGATAGGGTCTACATCACCCATCTGTTCCGTTATAATATGATTTAAGAGTTTACTATTTGTAGGCTCATTCTTTAAAAAACTATATAGATCTGCATTTGATATACCGTTCTCTTTATACGATCTCTGCACTAAATTAAGCAAAGCTGCTTGTCTAGCATCACCTTTTAGCGGTCCGCCGACGATAGGAGTATTATCAGTTAACTCATCATTAATTTCTATAGAACTTATATTATCAAATATCTCTCCGGCATCTTTGACAAATATAATAGACCCTTTAGTAGTACGTTTTTGTCTAAAGAAACCTTCTCCGCGATAATTGTTTGCGTCGAAAGTTGCTACTTGACCATCTTTAACACCTAACATAGCATCTACTGCAACCATTGCTTCATTAAATCTTTCCTCTACGGTCTTATTAGATCCAGCAGTTTCAGCGAATTTACTTAGTGTTGCACCTAGTATTTGTTGTGCTTTGTTCGTGGAAGAATCATCTTGTACTTGAGTCAGTGAGTCGTGACCAAGTACTTTTCTTAATTTGTCCTTAAATGTCTTAAGTAAAAGATCATCAAGTTCAGTTACTTCTACACCTTTACTATACGCTAAATCTCTTATATCTTTTACAATAAATTCAATGTCTTGTTTTTTATTATCGTATGAGGTAGCCCACATCATAAAAGCTTGCATTAACTCACCGCGTCTATAGGCTTTAACTAAATTACTATTAAGAGTGTTTACATCAATGTCATCACTAGCAAAACCTATAGCTGTAGCAAAAACTTCTCTAGCCTTTGGATTACCATTCATTCTGGTCCAGTCATTCCAAAACTCGTCACTATCTTTGTAGCCTTTTTTTAGTAGCTTTTGCTGTATTTCTTCTGCTGCTGCTGTATGTTTAGTATCCTGTATATTCTTACTAACTTTTTTATTTTTTTCGTTTGCTTTATCCCAAATCTCGTAGAACTCTTGCTGAAAGTTAGGAAACCTAGTTAACAAGCGATCATTTTTACCGTCACCTTTAGCTCCGTTTAGTCGCCACCCGTTCGGATTTGCAGCAGTCACACCCATTAATACTTCTTGAGCTCGTAGAAATCCACCAGCTCCAGAAAATCTTACATCATCTACGTTTGCTTCTATCCAGCTCTTATACTCAGTCATAGGGTTAAGGCTTAGACTTCTAGAGTATGAACCATCTGTACCTTTAACTGGTATACGAATCATCTGTGTATGCACATGCTTCCATTGATTATTTGCTTCTTCGTACTTATCAGCTTTTAAAGAAGATTCTATCTTATCTATACCAGTGTCTATAATCTCTTTACGTTGTAAAAACTCTTGTTCTAAAGTTAGTTGGTTTTCTGTAGCCAGTGCTTTAGATCTAGCATACTTTTGCATCTTTAAGCCAAGTTCTGATTTAGGATCATATCCCAAATCTTTTACTAGCTGTAAAGTTTTTTGCTGTGTATATCTAACAACATTAATTTGATTAAGTTCTCCTTCTATCTCACCATGCCATTGATCTTGTATGCCCTCATAACCCTTTGTAAAGGCATTATAGAGCATATCTTGAAGAACAGGGTTTCTAGTATTTATTGTGTTACGAAGAAACGTAGCTTCAACTTCAGCATCTTTATCACCTTTTTTAGCTTTATTTTCTGCTTCGTGCTCTAGATCAACAACTTTACCGAAAGCATCAAGTGTACGAAGCTTTCGGTGAAGACCAGACATTTCGTCAATCTTACCACTTTCCAGTAAGGCATCAAACTGATCTATAGCCTGCTCAGTATCTAAATACTTTTGTGTGTTCGTTGCTAGAGTAGTAAAACTTTGAGCAAGAGTAGGACTAAGCCTTTGCCATACGCTTGCTAATCTTTCATACTCTTTACTTTGTCGCTGTAACCCTTGTATCTGGGTATCAGCGTTTCTTTTTATTGCCTCAGATCTAGCTTTGAAAGGTGCATCTATTTCAGTTTTATAGATTTCTTTTGCATTTTGCTCTTGCAGTTTTGCGTTTCTTTCAAGACTAGATATCTGCATCTTGTCTATGTTAAATTGCTGCGTAGCTTGACGCTGCATTGCGTCAGTCGTAATTCTAGATTGCATCTCTATGGGTCGTAACCCTGCATCTATATTCGTACGACTGAACTTACCACCTTTGCCTTGGCGAAGTTGTATTTTTGCCATGTTATTATACGGATTTTGTAATTGCTGTAGCTATCTGTGATGCTGCTCCAGCAAGGCTAGTGATACTTGAACCAAATGCTCCAGCTCCAGCTGCTGATACATTCATCATAGCTCCACGTATAGGATCAGGACCAAAGTCATAGTCTCCATATACTCGTGGTAACAAGAATGTAGCTTGTGGAGTAGGTAGAGGTTTAACAGGCATAGGAAGTATACCGGGATCTAGCATTCTTCTAGCATATGCGTTTAAGTCAGCTACTGCTCTATCCTTACTAATTTCATTTAGTGCACTATTAGAAGCTATTGTTGCATTCTTTAATGATAAATCTAGTAATGATAAAGATGTAGCCGCTTTAAGTGTAGCCACACTTCTAGCTTTATCTACTGATCTACCTGTCTGTCCTCTTGCTCTAATTTGACCTTCGGCCATTAGACCGTCAATGTAAGCTTGGTTTTTCTCGTATCTTTTTTCTGCCTTTATTTCGTTTAGTTTTTGAAACTCATCATTTTGTGCAGACTTCTCTGATAACGAGTTAAGATCACTCTGATATTTATATATGTCTTCTGACTTTTTGAATAAACGTTCGTTTGTATCTTGTTGTTTATTACGTATCTGTAACTGATAGTTATATTGGTTAGCAGCTGTTGCATCTTTAAATGCTGCTAGCTGCCCTTCTTGTTTTGCTCTTTCTTCTATTACCTTTACTTGGTATGCACGATCAGCAAGCATCTTCTGCTTGTTCATCTCGTGTGCTTGTTTGTTGTATTGATACTGAGCTTCTATCGCTTCGTTTTGCGTTCTAGCTGCATCTTTAGCAGCATTTCTAGATTGATTAGCTCCATACAGTCCAACAAGGCCACCAATAACAGCTGGTATTATAGCCATTAAGTCCTCCTGTAAAATCTAGGTGCGTATATACCTTCCCACATCATGCCGTTTATAGAGACAGGGAATGGTGAATCGTTGAATAATCGTAGTGTAAAGTTATCTGTTTTCTGGTGTATAGGTAAGGTAAATACAGTGTGATCTGAGATAGCGATATCATTAGCTAGATATTGATCAGCCATAATAACAGGGTTTAGATTGTACCACTCATCAATGTATATAAGTATTTCATCAGCACTGTATACAAGTATATTATTTGTACCACTTGCTGGTGCATTTGTAAAATGAATAAACTGACCGTTAATCGTAAAATCTGTAGTTTCTACTCCACCTATTTTAACTTTCATAATATCCTTGTTATTAGGTGTAAAAGTTAAATCAAATGTTTTAGTACTTGCATTACCACTAAGAGTCTTGATTTGACTAGATGCTGAACTCAAAGTGATCTTAGGTAATGCACCAGTTCTATCAACTGTAAATGCTGTAGTGACTACATTATTAAGTTTAACTTTTATCTGGTCATCATCTATATAGTTTAGATCATCATTAATCCATTGAAATACTGTAGTAGTACCATCAGCTGTATACTCTTTTTTACCTTGACGTATACCTTTTGACTTCAGTTTAAATGCCATAACTCCGGATAATCCTACAGCAAACTTCATACGAGCTACTGTAAGATTAGCAGTAAAGTCACTAACTTGCATTTTGTCATCTATTCTATAGTAAGTCTTAGGTAGTATAACATCAAAGTCAAACTTATATCCTACTATAACATCGCTTGCTACACTTGTCAAGTTTTTAAATGGTACCTTAAAAAATGTCTGACCATTTCTAGCACCACCAGACTGTACTACACGCTCAGGTGTAAGAGTAAAACCAGATTCGATAAACTGTCCTGTAGCTGTAGTACCTTTAATAATTAATACAGGTGTTAGGTTAGTGGCATCGTTAAAAGGTATAAAGCATTTAGAAAATTCACCAGCTGTGTCAAACTCAACAGCACTAGCTGTAGCATACAAATCTATACATGGATTAATTTTTGTACCATCATTGTTAACAATAATAGCATCTTCTGGGCTTTGACTTAAACTAGCTTTACTTAATGTAAACTGTCCGCCCTGTTTTGTAACAGCAAAAAATTCATCAGAATCTGTAGCTACTGTTTGTACATTACCGGGTGCTTCCCAGTTAAACCATGACTGTAGTTTAACTTCTTTACCTTCAGTAAAAGATCTAAAGAAATATATGTAACGAGTTGATTGACCTGATAAAGCTATAAACTGGTTCTGTGCACTAGCAATAAGTGTATCTACCTCAGATGGTACCCACTCATTTACTACACGTCCAATGTCAACTACCTGTGGGTTTTCGTTTTCTCCACGTGTAACCATGCCGAAGATCCGTGTATAACTAGGGGTCTTACTGACGAAGTTAATTGTAGTACCACTATCAACAGGGTCAATAATCGTATCCATTTCATAGTTAGCAATCGCTCGTATAACTGTTTTTGTTGGTGTAAGTATACCATCATTAGCTCCCATAAGAAACTGTTGGTTCGCACTGAATAGTACAAGACCCTGTGTAGACGGTAATACACTATGAAGTGCAACTGGCTTAACAGTACTAGCACTTAGATCTATAGGATCTGCGTCAGTTACTGCTTGTGCAGTTGTGTGGTAAAAGTTAAAAAATTCACCTGACTGACTCATAGATACTGTATCGGCAGACAAGAATCCTAGTCTATTGTTATGGAAGAATGACTGCTGTATTTTGTTACCTACAAATGATGGATGTTTATTAGTCTCATCATCACCTACTTTACGTGCTGTCCACGTTACGCGACGTAATTGAAATGTGTTGACTCCTGTATTTACTAGCTCATGTGGCATAGTAGCTGCATCAAGTCCTGTTGATGTATCAGGAGCTAGTCCTTCTTTCCAGATACCCGGTCCAGATGTACCGTTATTAGCTTCAAACTTTAAGTAGTATGCACTTGTTAATGCACCACTGTTTACAATTTTTACACAGTGATTATGTGTTGACTCTTCTGGTAACTCACTTAATGTAGGTATCTGATCTTGGAATGTAGTTAACTGATTAGCAAAAGCACCACCCACACCGGTCAGTGTAAACGAAGCATTACGTGTTAGACGTATATTATCTTTAAGTTTTGTAGTTGTAAGTCCTGATATACTTAACGCATCTATAGCAGCTTTAATCTTAGTTAATGCATCAGAGTATGTATCATTGTTATCTGTTGTAACTGTCCAAGTCTGACCAGCAACAGCACCGCTGTATGTCGTATCTGTAGACACACCTGTTATTTTATATGTGCCTTGTCTGTTAGCATTAAATGTAGGATCAGCTGTTTTGTCAGCTGTGATAGTCTTGTTAGTTATAATTGACTTATCTTGTACAGTCAGTATGTCGTAGTCTGTACGTGCTCCTGTAAGGTATGCCTGTGCTCCTGTACCGTATGTTACTGTAGCTGGAGCAAAGGTTACAGCATTCCATATTGCAATGGCTCCTGTAGAACCACCTGATGCTGGTGTGATAGCACCTATGTATTTTTCTGTGTCAGTTCTAGATATAAAGAACCATTTAGAGTTGTCGTATGTGGTACCTGTACCTAGATTACCTATGTGCTGAAGGCCGGGTCGTTTAGTCAGACCAAACGTTGGGTCAGGATAAGCGTTGATACACTCTTCTACTTGACCCGGTAGTTTCTTGTCATCTGATTGTCTAGATACTCCACCAAGATAGTTAGCAACTCGTTGAGTAACTGATGGCATTATCGTTGTAAAGCGTGAAATGGTTGATAAGCTTGGTATACAGGTTGCCTACCTTGCTGGTGTCCAAACATAGTAAACTGTCCTTGGCTAGTTTCGTATTCCATAGCCAAAGCTCTTTGCTGTATCTCTTGTTGTTGTAGACGTTTGTATTGATCATCATCACCTACGATTTTACTAGATACAATACTAGCTGATCTAGCTACGATGTAGTTTCGTATAGGATCTGGTAAATCTACAAAGTCAAACTCCCATATTATATCTACTTCTATAGGACTAAAGTCCCATTTAAAAGTATGATTCTGTCTGTCATATAATTTGCCTGCTCTCCTGACTCCATCGAAAGGTGAGTTCTGTGCGTTTTCTGTTAACTTGATTTGTATTATATTGTTAGGAATCTCTATTTCGTCATCAACGTTTGTTGAAAATTCATAGTGATCCTCTCTGTTAAAAGTCCAGCCCTCTGATTGTACCTCTCGAGACACCTGTAACAGTGTTGAATAAGCAATCGCAACTTCCGGGTTGGTTTGGTCTAATGTAGTTACAGGAGCTTGACCACATGACGTTAGTATTTGGTTTATAGCTGGTAGCTCTTGTGTAGCGTTTGTGGTTGGAAAAGGCATAATAAAAAAAGGAGGCCGAAGCCCCCTGTATAAAGAATAAATTAGTTGCTGTTAGCAGGGTATGTGTTACCGAATACAGCGTTACCTGTAGATCCAGTAGCAGCACCAGCAATTAGCTCGACGCAAGCAGCAGGGTTTAAGAAGTCTGCACCCATAGCTAGGCGTCCAAGAATGACGTCACCTTGGTAGACAACTGAAACGTCGCCAGAAGTAATCTGAACCTGTGGTCCGATAGCTTCTACAACACCAGCGGCTTCCTTTTGGAAGATTAATCCGCAGCTGTTAGCGAAGTCTGATGCATTACCGTAGTTGTTGTTAAGACCTGTTACGGACTTTCTACCGTCTTCTGCAGACTCTGAAACGAATGAGCCTGTGTTTCCGGGATCTGCTACACCGGGGTTTGTTGCAGATGCAGTTCCGTACTTAGTACCGTATGATCCGAAGAATGGAATGTTCATTGACTTGAAGATCTTAATGCCTGCAATCTCAATGATTCCGTTTCCGGACTGTAACGCTGTACCTTGTGCGTCTCTGTTGACAAGACCGTTAGAACCGACAGCTTGTATCAATTCGTAGTATTGTCTTGGGTTCAACACAGCGACTCTACCGTCAGTAGAAACTCCTTTTTCATCAAGAGCAGCAGCTGCATCATAGAATGCTTCTATTAACTTAGCTGAATCGTATGCGTTGTTAGCGGCGTTAGTAGTACCAACGCGGATTTGTGTTCCGCCGGGCTCTACAAAACCAGTCTTAGAAACTGGAGAAGCTTGTCTAGCACCTTTAGCGATAGCTCTGAAGATAAGTCTATCGTACTTTTGTGCAAGAGCATATCCAATCTTCTTGGAAATTTCTCCTCTCAATTCATAGTGTGCTAGTGTTTCATCTAGCTCATATACAAACGCT